ATAAGATTAAGAATATTAGTTTCAACTCCATTAAGGTTACGTATAACCTTTTTAGAACCTAATGTTAGTATTTACAGTAATAACCTCACCAGCCACCATGGACTTATTAATCTTAAAGAACTCTTGTGTTTCTACATTTAATATACTTGGGTTTGTAAGTGCCCCCAAAGCCTTAAATTCGATTATCATACCACTTTCTACGTTACCAACATTTAAAGCATTTACGATTAGGCTAGGTTCTCTTAAACCCATTATAATTCCTATATTTTGCGGAATTACTAAAGGAAAATGAAACATATCTTTCCATAGTGCTATATTAATTTTAGACTCTTGAATATCTCTCCAATATGGCTGAGGACATAAGAAGTCTACTGTAAAAGTAATTGTATCGAAAATACTATTTAGCTTGCAATTAAAACCCTCAACCTCATATTCGATAGCCCTTTCTATCTCTCCATAATTTACGATCAACAAACCTTTATTCTTTGGAATTAAAAAACGAGATTAAACTTTGTCGTTCAACCTCTTGGCTATTAGTCCCTTTATAATCTACTGTGATAGATATAGGTCTATTCTGTATTCTTTTACTGACTACTACAGAACCATCAAATTGCGCGTTGCTAACTGTATTTATTTCTAAACTTCCACTGTCTATTCCATCAATATTCATAAGTTTATAGGAGGTATCATTACTAATTTCTAATGTCCTATTATTACTTTTTAATGTTAATTTAATATCCAAATCCTAAATCCCTCCCAGCTTTTTTATTGCTCTAGCGTTTTCGGATGGTGTTCTCTCCGGATTAACTATAGTAAGATTTTGAGTTATTCCATTATCGTTATTTATAACACTAGATTGACCGCCATAACCATTTCTAGCCATAATGCCAGCAGTTGTACTAGCCATGTTGTAATCTACTGCTAATTGCATTTTACCAGCCATTCTTTTGAAGTCTTTTTCTATAGATTTTTGAACGTTGTCGGCTTCATCTTCGAACCCTACTCCAACACCTTGCGCCATGTATTTTCCTACTTCATCACGATATAGACGTGAAGGTGATTTTATTTTATTGGCATCCTGTGCACCTTTTAACATTCCATCAAAGAATCCAGTAACTTTTTGGTTCAACCACGAACCAACTGACTTAATACCTTCCCATATCCCTTTTACAATATTAACTCCAATGTCCCAAAACTTAGACGGAAGGTCCTTTACTGCATCAATGATATTTTTAACCATATCTTCACCAGCTTCACGTGATTTTACCCCTAAATCTCTACCAAATTCAATAACCTTTTTAATTGTATTTACTAGCCATTCCCATATACGCCCTGGTAGTTTTGCGAACCATTCTATAACTGCATTGATAGCGTTAGTAACCGCAGTAACCATATTAGAGTATGTTTGCGAACCCCATTCGATTATTTTTTAATTGCATTTACTAACCAAGTCCATATTTTGCCTGGGAGTGATGCAAACCATTCAACTATAGATTTAATCCATATAGGTACATTAGTCACAAGGTAATTCCATGTATCTACGCCCCATTGGATTATTGTTGTTAGTACATAACCCATAGCATAACCTATTTTGTAAGGCAACTCATTGAACCAATCAAACATTTGTTGAATCCAGCTTGGTATAGTTTCGGTAAAGAAATTTGCTATAGCATTCCAACCATCTATGAAAAATTGCTTAATGTTAGTCCATAATGTTCCGAACCATTCGCCTAGAGAACCAAACCACGTTTTCATGCTTTCTATCCAACTAGGTATAGTTTCTGTAAAAAAGGACATTATACTATTCCATGCATTTACAAAGAAATCTTTTATCGAAGTCCAAGCGTTGATCCAAAATTCCCTAAATCCTTCATTGGTATTCCATAGAACTATAAAGCCAGCTACTAATGCAGATATTGCTATTATAATCCACCCTATAGGGTTCATTGCCATTACTGCATTTAATACCGCTTGTGCTGATGATACTAATTTTGTAGCGGCAGCAGCTCCATGCATAACCCCGATAAAATCTGCAATTATTGTTATTACATTAAATACTAATAAACCTGTTCCTATAGCGGCTAATGCGGTCGCAATACCACTTAATGTATTGTCTAGTTCGCCATTGCTTAATTTTGTAGTTAAATCACTAAACCATTTAGCTACATTGTCTATTACTTCTTTTGCCGGGCCACTAAACTTCTCATAAAAAGCTATTCCAGCACCTTCCAACGCTGAACCTAGCAAAGTTAAACTACCTTTTAAATTATTATTCATGGTGTCAGCCATTTCTTGACTTGCGCCCTCAGAGTTGTATATAGCACCTGTTAATTTTTCATAATCCTCGGGACTTGCATTTATAACCGCCAACATACCAGCAAGACTTTCTTTACCGAATAATGTACTTGCGGCATTTGCTTTTGTAGCTTCATCAAGTCCACCCATGTTTTCTCTTAATATATCCATAACCTCTTTTAGAGATTTCATAGAACCATCTGTATTGGTAAGAGATATTCCATACTTGTCCATGACTCCAGCCATTGCATCCGTAGGTTTAGCCATGTTTACTAAAGCAGTTTTTAATGTTGTACCCGCTTGACTTGCCTTAATTCCACTATTAGCCATTATGCCAAGTGCGATACTTGTATCTTCTGCATTGTAACCTAAAGAACCAGCTAGAGGGGCAACGTATTTAAATGACTCTCCTAACATTGCTACATTGGTATTTGCATTAGAACTTGCACTAGCTAAAATATCAGCAAATCGACCACTGTCACTCGCTTTCATTCCAAAAGCAGTAAGGGCATCCGTTACAATATCAGATGTCATTGCCAAATCTTCACCACTTGCCGCCGCCAAGTTCATTATTCCTGGTAAACCATCCATCATATCTTGGGTTTTCCATCCAGCCATTGCCATATACTGCAAAGCGTCAGCACTCTCACTTGCGCTAAATTTAGTAGTTGCGCCCATTTCTTTAGCTTTATCCGTTAGCATTTTAAGTTCATCACCAGTAGCTCCCGATATTGCTTGTACTTTAGACATTCCAGCTTCAAAGTCCATTCCTACTTTAGCTGAAGCTAGTCCAACACCAGCAATCGCAGTCGTAGCGACCATGAATGTTTTATTCATGGTTCTAACACCTTCTTGCGCTTCAGAAGATATATCATAAATACTCTTGTTCCAATTATTGGCAGTATTATTAGCTTGTGTACTAGAATCTCTCTCTATTTCTGACCATGCTTTTTTAAATGCTTCACTTGCTGACATACCTTGTTTTTTATATTCTGCCGCAAGTTTTGCCGCCTGTGCCCTCGCACTAGTTACACCTTTTTCTAAACCCTTATTATCCATAGACGTTTCTATAATAATCCGTCCATCTGCCATTTTCTCACCTCCTATGAGGAATTTTAGACATAATAAAAGCACCTACAATTAAGTAAGTGCTTGATTTTATAAATATTCGCTTTTAATTTCTTTTATCTGTGCTTTTTCTTTTAAAATTGTTATAAACTTATCCCATTTAATACTCGCTCCTACTATTTCAAGTAAAATTGATTTAATTTCATCTTCTCTATCTGATTTATAATTTATAGCCACAAAATTTCTTACCTTTGTTTGTTTTTTATTACCTATTCCCGACATACCCCCAAACAAAGCACCAACACCACCGAGTAAAACTCCGCCTAAAATTGCCCTACCAGCAACACTTTTACTCTTTTCAACTATTTCTTTGTCAGTAGTTAGAAGTACATCTTTTATTTGTTCATATCTTAATTTTACAATATCTCTCTTTTCTACTAATGGCTTAAAGGTAATACATTGTAAATCATCATCTAAAGTAACTTTTACAACAAATCCTTTTGTGTAATTAGGTAAACCATCAAAGTGTGAAAATCTTATTGAAAAGTTTTTATCATCATTTTTAGTAAATAACCCCATTGCAACTCAACTCCCCATATAAATATAAATCAATTATACATTACACAAGGAATATATTACAATACTTTACTAACATCTCCACAATTAAGAAGAATATTATTTATTTCATCTAACTTTCCTTTTTCATCTTTGTTAATAGGTATCTTGTGTAAATCTTGCATCTTCTTATAATGTGCCTTTTGTTCCTTGTCTTTGATTTTATTAACATCCATGGCACGATAACCCATAATCTTTACTATCTCGTTATCTTCTCTCAGCCCTCTAAACATAGCTTTGAACTTCCACCAATGCAAATAGTCTACATCTTGTAAATCAACATTGTACTGGTCTAAAAATGCAGAATAGATTAAGTCATCATCATAATCAAAAGAATAAACATTTGTACTCTTGCCTGTTCCTTTATTTTTATTTTCAACTTCATCTTTTCCGCATCTATAGAACCACAGGATGCCCTCTATAGCCTTGTTTAAGTCTTTAGGTAATATTGGATAATAAAGTTCTAAAGCTTGTATAATCTTATCCTCTTCGGTTATAGAGTTATCTTGCATTAGAAGTTCAAATAAAATAGAGGTGCGAAAATCACTATTAATTTTGTAATCTTCACCCTCTATATTCACTTCCTTAGGTAATAGGTCAATTAAGATATTCATTACTTTTTATTTCTTCTTTGAACTCTGTTAGGAGAATATTTACTTGCCATTTTTTCAACCTCGGCACTTTGAGACTTAACCTGTGTCACTAGTTCCTCAAAAGCTTTTAAACAAGTTAGTAAATTAACTCTATCACCGAATATCTTCTTATCTGTGCCCTCACCAAACAGTGTGTTAAATACCTCAAATATCGCATTACATTGGGTTCTAATACTTTCAGATACTTTCATACCTTCTGTGATTTTTGCTACGTTCTCAACGCGTTCTAAAGCATCTTCCCACTTCTCAGCTACCTCTAAATCTAATATATCTATATCTTGTAATTCTACTCCGTTAATTTTCATTTTCATTTACCCCTCTCTTACTATACTGCTGGTGTGAATCCTTCTGTGAATGTCTTAGTATCTGTTACAAATGTTCCTTCAATAGGGTCACTAATTCCTAAGAAACTTCCACTTATGCCTAACTCACCATCATTATCCTCAAAACTATCTACCGCTATAGCTACCTTGAATTTTCTTGCCCTAAATCCAGCAGTAGTTGCAGCTTTGTCTAGATCCACAATTATATATTCTGTTTCTGTATCTGCACCAGTTTTCTGCATTTCTCCTATTTTTCTAATGTGTTCAATAGCTTTTTCAGAAACTATTTGGTCAGCAGTAAAGCTTGTACTCCACTCATAACCTGTAATAGATTGACTTGCACTAGATTGATTTATATATCTCTTAGATGTAGTTTGTGCTGATGGACTCTCATTTAACTCTGTGAATCCAGCTCCTAATAATTCAAAAGCATCTGTCACCTTTAAATAGTTAGCTTGTATTAATCTTTTTCTAACTGCCATTTATATCACTCCTATTTTTTCTTTAAATATTTTAATCTCATTTGCACCTGGAACTGAGCAGTATCTTCTGTTACTGCAAACGCATAGCCTGTGCTAGTAACCTTAATTTCTAAAGGCTCTAATCCATTATCAAGTAATGGAAATATTTCATTATCATTATTATTTTCTATCCATTCAGCGAATTTTTCATAGAATCCAGAGTTATCTATATTCTGTAGTACATCAGCTCCGTAAGGCTCCCTAGATGTAAATATAAAAGCATATTGCCTAATAGAATCTCCATTGATGTATTTTTTCAATATAGGATCTATAGGAATTTCTTCTATAGAATAGGTATTCGCAGAAGGTTCGAGGTAATTAACATTAACTCTAATTGCATTATTAAACATATCTAGGTAAGGACATTGTCTTATATAATTTCTTAAGCTTTCAATTATCATTTCACCTTACCTCCTACAAATTCAGCTATTGTTTTAACTATTTTATCTCCATTATTTATCCACATTCTTTTATCCCACATCTTACCTCTTAAGCCACCAACGGACGTTCCTTGCTTACCCATACCTTTGTTAGTGTAATATTGCTTTTTAGCATATGGTGCATTAAATATAACTTTATCCGTTTGTATTTCAATCATCATATCTTTAAGCCCACCATGATCATAAGGAACATAATTATTCATCCATTTTGCACATTCTTTAGTAAATTGAACTTGTGCCCTTCCATTCTTGTTTAGATATCTCTTAAGTAGTATCTTTTGGGAGTCGTCTATATCAACCTTAACATTAGTAGCCATACCTATACCCCCTCAACTTCGATATGCCCTGGTAGTGTATCATTAACAGATTTAATGTCTATTACATTGTCAAAAGTGTTCTCGAGGTCTGATAGCCTGTAGGGTGATATTCCTGTCACTTCAAAGGATACATCCCCTTTAACTATCTTGTCCCCATTACTAGCGAATGTGAAATAGTTGGGTCTTTCTAAATCGGATAACTTTTTAAATCTCTTAGGTGATACATAATTATCTAGCTTATCTATGAAAATCTTTGTGCTATCTGCTAAGAGTAAGCCATTGTTGTTTATAGTGGAGTTTCTTTTGCCTTGCCAATCAACATCTTTGATAACAGTTCGTTGGTATTTGTCATAGCCTAGGTCATTGTCATAGTATCTATTGTAGATAGTAATATCTGTGTTTGGAAATAAAACCATATTACCACCCCACTATATAGGGTCTAGGCAATAAAGCTTTTGCTCCACCAGTTATAGTAAATACTTCAACATCATCACCAAAACTATAGGACCTATCCCCTTCACTTACTGTCTTTATCCCCGGTATTCTTTTAGCGCTTTCTAATTTAGTAGTGTCCTCAATAATTTTCTTTATTGCTAGTGGAAATTTACCCTTAATATATTCATCTGTCCACTCAGCTTTATTCTGTACATTAAGATAATACCTAATAGAGTTTATAGCCGCGGTTTCCATTTCTAAGTCTGTAAAGGTCATATTAACCACCTACTTTTTGCCTTTTTTATCATTCTTGTTTTCTTTTTCTAATTTTTCTTTTTCTATCTCTCTTCTTCTACGATTAAATCCAGTTATAGACATCTTAATTCCTCCTTAAAAAGAAAGAAGAGGAAAACTCCTCTTCTATAATTTATGTTTAAATGCTACTATACGAATATTTTTGTTTTCATATACTCTATTCCAGTTAGTAGCAGTAGCCAACTCTGTATTTGTTGGAGAAGAACCAGCTACACTTGTACTAGTGAATTTTACTCCTCTTGGGTGTAATAAGAAGTGTTGTCTATTAATAAGTATATCTTCACCGGCAAGACTATCTCTGTCTGTTTCTGTTGGAACTGGTGCTGCTCCATTTCCTTCTCCTATAGCACCTTCACCGAATAAGTAAGTAGTATATACATCTGTATCTACTGGACAACCATCATCCACGATTACTCTTTTACCCATATAAGTAGGGAACTCAACTACCCCTTGACTATTAGGAATATAAGCTATTAAATTCTGTTGTTCTAATGCAGTAAATGTCGCAGAGTGCATTATTACTGCAGTTAGCTTGTCAGAGTTATCCCCTAACTTATTTTTAGCTACTATAAAGCTTGAACCGCTTATTTTTTCAGCTCCACCAGTTAATGCAGATATGTCGTGAACATTTCCACTCATTGAAGCAGCGGAGAATACACCTTTTAATTCTGCAAGTAAAACCTTTTGTTTCATTCTTGCCCAGTATTCAGCCACTAAATCTCCTATTGCACCCATAGGGTCATCACCGGATAATGCCTTAGCTAAGTCATTTACTCCCCATGCCTTACCTCTCATTAATAGTACTGCAATATCTTGTCCAGCGCCTATCTTTCCTGGTGTCAATGCAGAACTATCAGATAGAACTTCATCATCACCAGTAAGGTCTTTCCAATATGGCATATTTATTAATGTTCCACCACTCATCGCAAGAGTATCTAATTGTGGATCTCTTACTATAATTCCACTTCTAACTAATGCAGATAACTGCGCAGTTCTTTCTATGATATACGGATTAAACACCTCTGGTACTATTACATCACTTATTTTTGTCATTTTTATCTCTCCTCTTAATTTAAATTATTTATTTGCACTAGCTTTTAATGTACTTGCTAATGCTGGATTTTCTTTTAGTATTCTAGCCTGTTCAGTTAGATTAAAATATTCTTTGCTAAAAGGGTTTTTCAAAGTTGTAGTTTCTCCCTTAGGAGGTACATACTCCCCACCTTTTAACTTTTCTTGTACCAAGCTATCCACTGTAGACTTAAACATATTTTCAAACTTACCTATGTTCTCATTAATAACTTCTTCATTATCTGCAATAATAAAATTTACTAACTCACTAGGTAGCTTTTTCTCGTTTAGAGTCTTAGTGTACTTCGCCATTAATTCGGCTTTCGTCTTTTCTTTCTCCATAGTTTCGAGTTTCTTTTCTAACTCCAAAAGTCTTATTTGTTCTGGAGTTTTTCCCTCGTTTTCCTTGTCTTTTATTGCCTTTTCTAAATAAGATGGCATTTTATTGGTTTTAAAGGACTCTACTCCCTTAGAAACTGCCGAATCTAAAGTCGATTGATGATATCCTTTTATGGTTTCGTTGTTAGCTAACATAGTTTTAAAGTCCTCTAATGTAATGCTATTAACATCAAAGTCCTTAGCTAAAGACTTTATTTCTTCATGGTCTTTTAGTATGTCAAGTACTTCTGCTTCATCTTCCATATTTTCTAATAATTTTAGTAAATCTATCTTTTTCAAATTTATCTCTCCTTTTGCCCCTTAAAGTTCAAGCCCTTAAAGTGCATATTT